GGAAGCTGTTCGCATTTGGACAGACCGCTGGCTAGAAAACAACGGAGACAACCTCTCTGAATATATTCAGAGAGGTTGTCTCCGTTGTTTTCTAGCCAGCGGTCTGTCCAAATGCGAACAGCTTCCGGGCCACGATCCGTGATGCGCGATGGCGGGTCGGGTATGAAACTAGGTTCGTGTGTTACCTCACCTACAGCCCTAACATGATTCCGCACTTGGCTGTTGGTGACTTTGGATCGGCGCTGACGGGTGTGCGTCTTGTCCAGATCGAGCGCCTTGCGAATTGCTTCTTTCGTATCGTCGCTGCCCTTCAAAATCAGTTGGGCAATCTGATCTGGCGTCACGCTAGCCGTTTCTTCTTTTACGGGTGTAGTCGATGATGCCGCTTCTGCTACTTCTGCTGACAGGGTATGCTGCTGCATACGTTTTGCCATGGTTATCCTCTTTAAATGTTAGATAGTGGTGAGGTAACAGGCTAAAGGTGTGCCAACCTTTTGACCTGCCAACCCCACCACCATCTTAGGTTAATTCCTGTGGCGCTACTAGTAGCAGCCCACCAAGTAAACAGCACAGGTAACAGGCGAGCCAGAATCAGCTTCCAGCGCAAACCCAAACACCTGCTCCTCTTCACCGTCAGCCATCGTGTCGGCCAAACCGTCCGTTGCTGAATCAGCAACAACAGCTTCACCAGCAGCAACAGATCCGTCACTGAAGACATCTACTACGCCAGCGATCTGCACAAAGCAGTACGGCGTTTCAGAAATGTCTACCGTGCCAAGTGCTACGCCGACGCCACGGAGAGCAAGCTGCGAACCGTCACGGTCAGCAGTCACTTCCGTGCCATCAACGCTAGCCGGAGTTACCACATAGCCAACAGCAAGGTCAACGTCAACGACCTTGACCCACTTATACTTCTTGCCATCGGGGCTATCAAAAATGTTACCAACGCCATGATCATCCGTAGCGGAAGTGGTCGTTGGCGAAGCGTGTAAAATTGCCATTGTTTAACCCTCCCTTAAGCCGTGACGTTGTAAATGACGCCTTGGCGGCGGCGGTTGTTGGTCGTGATCTGAAGACCGACTACGATAAACGCAACCTTTGCCATCTGATTTGACGGCTCCTTGAAGGGCGTCTTGGCGAAGTTCATGCCAGACTGCATGTGCATCTTCAAGTAGTTGGTGTTCAGAAAGTACATTTTACCCGAAGCGCAATCGCGGTCATACTGCACCGGAATGCCACGGAACGAAGGCAGACGGCCATCAACGCCCGGAGCGTCATTGGCGCTCAAACGCTGGTAACCCGTGCCTTCAAAGATTTCTTCAAACGAAGCGTAGATGTCGTTCGTCGTGAAGATATTGGTAGGCTGCTCATTGCCCTCAGAAACGTCGTTCCACGTCGAAGCCATGCGGAGCATACCTTCGTAGAAGTTCGTTCCAGTGATGGTCTTGAACGACGTATCCGACGTAGCATTGTTGGACTTGTTCTGCCACCAGCTATTGCCGCTAACAGTGATACCACCCAACGTCGTAGGCGTAGAGGCCGGATCATCCGCAATGATGTCTTGGAAACCCAAAGGTGCTTTGCCCGTCTGGGCGCTGTAGAGCGAGGAGTTGATCTGGTCGCGCAAGGTCAGCATAGACTGACGAGTCTTGGCTTCCAGCAGTTTCATGGCTGAATCGCTCTTGCGATTTTCCATTTCCTCGGTGTAGTTGATCGTAATAGGTACTGCTGCATAACGGAACGGATAAAACGCTGCCGTGATGCCGTCTACGGCGTCCGTATTTAGGACATCGTAACCGCTAAAGTACTGGGCGCTGTTGCCCGAATACATGAGGTCACACTGAATTTCCTTGCCGCCGTTTTCGGTGACAAGCGCACCGCCGCTTCTGAACATATCTAACGTGGGATAAGCGTCGAAGAAGTTGTCGGTCAACTCCTTGCGCTTGGCTCGCATCGTTAGCGTCCATGCGGCGTCCCAAGTTTCGGTCGTACTGGTCGCTGCCATGGTGAATTATCCTCTAATCAAACCCTAAGTTGGCTAAACCCGACAACACCTCGTTATCGGATATAGGGCCAGTATCCTCACTAGCATCAACCTCTGGCGTAGACCGCACAGCACGCTTACTCGACCTACGCGCCTGTGTATCGCTCTCGCGCAGCTGGGCTGCTTTCTGAGCGGTAATACCTGCGTGTAGCTCGTAGGCTTCTTTCACCGTATAGGGTTGCCCCGTGTTCGGATTATTCATCTTCACCGTAGCAACAATCTGTTCGGTGTAGCCATCCAAGTCACTGCCATACTCATTCCGCGCTTCCTCCACCTGCGTTCCGATGTAACTGGTTTGCTGGTGTTGGACATACTGGTTTGCATACGACAGCTGCCGCTGTAGCTGCGCGACTTGGTTTTGCATCTCTTGCATCTGAGCGCCGACCCTGTGCTGAATAATCTGCTCGACGGCATCAATGCCACGGGCGTCTTCTTCAGACAGGTTTTGCCGCATCTCCTGTATGGGATCAATCTGCGGTTGTTGCGGCACGGCCATTTGCTGTAGGCGGTCTGCCCACTGGCCCTGCTGCTCTTGTAACTGACGACGCTGTTCAGCAAGGTCTTGCTGCGTGCGCGTAAACTGCGCCTGTAGGTTTTTTGCTAACGGGACTAAGCCCCTGTATTGTTCTGGGACAGCTTCGATATCGCCTCTCAGCCAATCGTGCTGTTCCGGGTTGAAATCCGACGTTTCGCTGTCAGAGTGTCCAGTGCTATCAGACCGTGCCGGAGCAGACGTGTCATCCGTGAACAACTCGACCGTGTTGGCCGACTGTTCCGTAGATGAATCTGCTACGGGTGACGAGTCGTCTGCGCTGGAGTCTAGATCCAGAATCGCTTCGGACATACCTACTTGTTCTCCTCGTTATAAGCCTGTTCCGCAGCAGCGACGGCCTCTTCGGGCGTGTTCCCAAACGAGGCTGGGTCGGTATTGCGCGGAGCAGGGTTAGTTACATCAGAGCTAATGTGATTCCGTGAGCCACCGACACTATCGGCGCTTTCGGTCACGTTGTATTTCTTCAACAGTTCTTGTTTATGGCTGTATGACTCAACAACTTGTCCAAATCCAGCGTGGAACTTGCCATACATGCCAGAGTGCGAATTATGGATAAAATTGCTGGTTACAAAAATCATCCGCGCCGTGCCATCGCATTCTGTGCAGGGCAAAATGCGTTGTATCTGGGCATGGGTGGCTGACGGCACATCTATTTGCCGATGGCCGCACTCTTTGCATTCGTAATCGTGAAAAACCATGGCCTATCCCTGCCCCGGTGCGTTTTGTAACTGTTGGCTGACCTCTTGCGCTTGGCTCCGCACTAACGAAATAATGCTGCCCTCGCTTTCAGAGCGGTCTGACCCAGCTGGAGCTGATGGTGCTTGTCCTTGGGCCATCTGCTGCAAGAACTGCTGGTGCTGACCAACGTGATTTTGCACAACCTGCAACACTTGCTGCTGCTGTTGCGGTAGAAGCTGCTGAAACTGCGGCAACTGCTGTATCTGGCCGTGTATTTGTATGTGTAACTGGTGATTTTCATTCGGCGTAACGCCCGGATCACCGCCATTTATTAAATAGGCCACGTTTTCGAGGTTAGCCGCCTTGATCGTATCGCCATCTTCTTGGTTGCCAAGATATTTTTCGGGGTCTTGCACTCTAAAAGTGGACAACAGCCCCTTAATAGCTTCGATGCGGTTAATTTCTGGCAGATTGATCGTGTAGTTGAACAGCTGTAACGCATCTTGGCGCTCTAACTGCTCGGTCAGTGGCTGCATCGACCCTGCGTTGATCTCAATCTTGTATCGAACGCGCAATAGGTCTGCCGTGACCGCCTCGTAGACCGGATCTTCAGTGTCTCGCGCTACGTTGACCAAAAACTGCTCTGGCGTGTAACGGTCATCGGCCATCATACGCAGTGTGTTACGCACAATAGAGCGATAGGCGTTAGCTACCGACTGCTGCATCCATTCGCGGTTGATCTGGCTAAACGATGCCTGTAAGCTGGCCTGTGTGGCAGTAACCTTAGGCCCACCTCCCATCGCCAGCTGACTGACGTTGAGGCTTTGCTCTTCGTAGCTACGCGCATCGGACTCAATGCCAAGCTGATCGGGCGGTGGGTTGCCGAAATTCATCTCGCGCATGGATGTGTTGGGATCTTCAACCCAGATGATCTCACCATCGCGGCCCGACTCTAGCGTATCGCCTATGTCTTGGTTAGCTTCGCGCTCTCTACGAGAGGCAAGCACAATGCGCTGAAAACGCTTGAGCAAGTCTGCCCTGCGTGATACCGACTCTACAATCAGACTCTGCGTATCTTCGACGTAGGCCATGGGCGGCTCGCCGTAGAAACTCTTTTCCGTCTGATCAAACTTAATGGCATGATACGGGAAACCGCCGTCTACCAGATACCCACCAGCAGGTTGGAACTCACCCGTCATCATTGGTTCGCCCGTAAATGGATCTGGCTGCGTCACAGGCTCCATCGCAAGCATGGGGTGGTCCACTTCTTCGATGGGTTCAGTAACGCCGTCAGCGAACGTAATGCGCTTCTTATGTAAACGGTCATGCACCTCATACAGGCAGACCATTTGCCCTCGCACCTTAGCCGATGTAACTGCATCATGCTCGTCCGAATACTCAGCGTCTTGCGTTTCATAGAGAAACGTGTCTTGCGAGCCGTCGTCCGACATTGGTTGTATCTGACGGCGGTTTACAAAGCGTGAGTCTTCGCGCACAAACTCCAACGGCACAATCATCTTCTCGATGATATACCGCGCAGAAGACATCTTGTGCGGAGGCGTTAGTGGATCGAGGTAGATATTAAATGGCGATACACGATGTACGTACGGGAAGTCGTTTTCGGCTTCGTCGTTGATCGTGTAGGGCGCAACAATGTCCTTGTCACCGGGTGGGTTGTAGCCAAACTTGAGCCAGCCCACACTACAAAAGAGTGCATCAAATATGGCCTGTTGCACCTCGCGCTTGGCGTCCATCTGCTCTAACGCTGCGTTGGCTACACG